GGGGTCTTTTTTTTTTTCCATCGGAGGCATATCAATGAGTTTAGAAATTGAAATCAAAAGTAATTCTAAACAGGCTGAAGCTAGTCTTAAGCGCCTTCTGTCAACTCTCGATGAACTCCCTACTTCTGTAAGGAAAAGCGGTGCAGAAATATCCAGCTTTTCTAAAGATGTCTCTAATGATCTAAAGGCCATAAACAAAAATGTAGAAAAATCCGGTAAAAGCTTACAAAACACAGTACGCAGCCTTAGCACCTTTGCTAAGATCACCGGGGGGCTTATCACAAGTCTGCTTGCGGCAGGAGGAATCTCTAGCCTAAGCTCACAGTTTACAGAACTCAATAACAGAATTGCACTTACTACAGGTAGAACAGGGCAATTAGTCGTACAACAACAAAAACTATTCGGCATAGCTCGTAGGAGCAATGTTGATTTAGAAACTACAGTCAACTTATATTCAAGCTTAGTTGTCAACGCGCAACGTGGCAGAAAAGAAGCCACTGCGCTTACCGAAGTGCTCATCAAGGCAGGTAAAATTGGTGGTGGTCCTGCAGCAACAATCTCTGCTTCCCTAACGCAGCTACAACAAGGCTTAGCAGCGGGTACTCTCAGAGGTGACGAGCTTAACTCTGTACTTGAAGGAACTCCGCGTATTGCACAAGCAATCGCTAAGGAGTTGAAAACAACCGTTGGCCAACTGAAGAAGCTTGCCGAAGAAGGAAAGATTTCTGGAGATACAGTAGCTAACGCATTACTTAATGCCAAGGATGATATTGAAGCAGAATTTGCTACTCTGAAAATTCCTTTTAACCAGATCATTGCAAACTCTGGTAGAGAACTCGGTATCTCTCTGAATAGACTGTTTGGCACAGTCTCAGATACCCTCAAAACAATTACTGGTGGAGAGGATATTGTACAGAACTTAACAGCAGGAATCACTAACGCTATTGACAATATATCAGTGTTCCTAAGAGTTATACAAACAGATATCTTACTACTTAAATTAGAGTTTGGAAGCCTAGAAGGCGCTGTTGTAAATAGCTTTAAGCGTATGGTAGACGGAGTAGTTTCTTACGCTAGTCGCCTATTCGGCGCTCTTGATGCGGTTAAATCTTTTGCAAAGAGCGTAGGTACTATCTTCTACGACTTGTATATCGAAATTGTAGGTAACTCTACTTGGCCGGACCTAGTAAATGGGGTAGTTGATTACACAGACAACTTAAACAAAGCAGCAACTAAAGTTAATTCGTTTGCAGCTAAAGCAGGTGGCATCTTCGCTAGTTTGCGAGATAAGATAAAGGATGCATTTGAAGGTATAGTTTTCCCTAGTACCGAAGGTTTCCAAACCTTCCTAAAAAAGATACAAAATGGTATTAAACTTTTTGTAAACAAATTAACTTCTTTTGCTGTAGTAGGGATAATTGGAGCACTAGCTGCTGCCTTGACCGCTGCTTTCGCGATAGCAGTTATAGGAGGAGGCTTCGCTGGCTCCTTAGGCGCTAAGATTGCTACTGCTTTCATTGGAGTAGTCGGGGCTTACCTCATAGGTATTGTAGACTCATTTGATATGGGAAGAGCTACCTCTTCTGGTCCAATGAATGAGCTTCTTGAGAGTCAAGTAAACATTTTGTTAACTATCGCTCACGGGATTAGCGCGCTTGTCTCAGGTGCAGCACCTTTAATGCCTACTGATAGTCTAGAAAAGGTAATGAACTTCCTTAGTGAGAACATAATAGCCGTTGCGGCGAGCTTACCTATCCTGGTTGCTGCTATAAAAACTATGGTAGCCGCAGGAGCGACAGGTGGTTCAAGCATACTTAACCCCCTCGGCGGTGCTACTAAAGCCGTGGGTCAAAACCTCGGCGATGTTTGGCAAGGAAGAGCGGCTGGCGGTTTTATTCGAGGACTACAAGCCCAAGGCCAGCTGTTAAACGCCGAACTTGGAGGTTTAAAAGAATCTATACGAGGACAGAAACTGAGATTAGAATCTGAGTTATCAGGATTAGCTACTACGTCAGCGAGAGCCAATAAGATAAACCAGGAGCTAGTTGGGCTGAAAGCGCAAGAGAAAGCCGAAACCACCAAACTTGTTAATTCGATACAAATGAACCAAAAGAAGTTGCAGATTAACTCACAACTACTAGACGGTCCTAATTCTAGGCTCAAAGAAACACTATCCGCAGCTATCGGTGCTTTCGGTAGGTTAGGCGGAATGATAGGTGGAACGGTAGGTGGTTTCCTGGGCGCGGGTATGATGGCTAAAGCCGCTAAGACATTTGGCATGAACAGCGCTGAGACTATGATTAGTGTTCTCATAGCAGCACAGCTTGGACAACTAATAGTAGGGAGTATTGTTCAGGCGATCTTTCAAGTGACCGCTGCTACATTTCAGATGCTAATTACAGGCCTACTAACCCCAATGATTACGAGTGTGTTTGTTGGCGCAGGTAAGGCATTACTATTCATCGGTAAGGGCTTCGTATTACTTACAAAAACTCTCCTGGTTGCTATGCGTGTAGGCATTTTAGCGGGCGCAGCAGCTCTGAGAGTTGGCATTATGGCCTCATTCGTAGCCGTAAGAGCCATTATGATAGGCGCACAGATCGCAGGAGCTACCGCAGGCGCAGCTATTACGCTAGCAGCTTCCTCTATAATGACAGCGTCCTCACTTGTTTTCCTCGCTGCTGTCCAAGGCGCTGCATTCTTATTAGCAATGGCTCCGATAAGTGGTATGGCTCTTCTTGTTATTGGACTTGTAGCAGCACTTGTAGGGGCAATTGCCGTTATTGCATACCTGCTTAGCGATGAGATAATGGCAGCAGGCGAAGTTCTGATGGGATACATTAGAGCTGGATTTGACTTCCTCGAGGAGGTAGGTCGTAAACTAGGTGGTGCTATATTTGAAGGTATGACGTGGTTAAAAGAAGCAGGTACTACTTTCGCGGATTCCATACTCGATGGTTTAAGTGGTCTAGTAGACCTCGCTTCGGAGATGGGTTCTACTATCCTCTCTTACATCAAGAGTGCCTTCGGTTTCGGCGGTGGATCAGACACTAAAACAAATGAAAAACCTATAGCACCTGTTAAACGTGCAAATGGCGGTTCTGTATTTGGTGCAGGCTCAGCTACTTCAGATTCTATTCCCGCTATGTTGTCTAATGGCGAGTTTGTCATGAAGACATCAGTGGCATCTGAACATCGCCCCTTCTTAGAACAGCTTAACTCCACAGGTAAACTTCCAGGTTTCGCTGGTGGCGGTAGTGTAGGTAGCTCTAGCAGTGCAACCTCTTCTGGCGGTGGCGGTGTGTTAAGTGGAATGGGTGATTTATTCATGTCGGCACTTGAATCATTAGGGTCCATGCTTGAGTCTCTTCTTGGTAAAGAGAACTATGCCAGTGTATCTAAGGTTATCTCTGGATTAAAAGATACTATCTTAAAAGGTTTTAATGCTTTCGGTGGAGATAGTTCAAAGGCTAGTGATAGTATATTTAGCGCTGATGATCTCATTATCTCGTTGACTAAAACGTTATCAGATCAAACACTAGACACTGACGTCTTAGCAAAAGAACTTGCTGAAAATGCTAGCTTGACTAAGAGACTTTTGGATCTTAGCGATAGTCGTAATAAGGTACAAGCTAAGATTTTTGAGATGGAGAAGCGTAACGAGAAAGTACCTCTCCAACTGTTAAGCCAACTTAAAATCTTGGATAACGACCTTATCACCCAATTAGGAAATGTATCTGCTATCCTCGAAGATGTTGCAGAAAATACTAAGGTAGTGATTCCCGCAATTGCAGCACTGGCTTCAAAAGGAGTTGGTAAAATTAAGGGAGATGTAGAATCAGGTATCGGAGGTCTGCTTAAAGGCGAGACTGACTTTAAGGGTTTTGCAAATGGTCTGTTAGACTCTTTCACGGGTACTGTATTAGATACTTTAGCTAGTGGTATTACTGAAAGTATCTTTAATAACGTAGACGGTGAAGCTAGCGATTTCTCAAAAGCACTAGAAACTATGTTTTCTGATATAGGCATGCTAGGTTTTGGCGGCGAGGAAGGCGGTGGTATACTCTCTTCTCTTGGCGGAATCTTTGGCTTTGGCGGTGGAAAGGAAGATAAAGCACCAAGTAAAGGTGGCAGTGCCGGAGATTACACAGGTGGCGCTTTCGCAGCTTTCGCAGGAGACAAAAGCGAAGGTGGTAGTGCTAAAGATTACACAGGTGGCGCTTTCGCAGCTTTCACAGGAGGCGGCGCAGGTGCTGCTGAAGGAGCAGGTGAAGGAGTAGAAGCAGGTATGGACGCAGGTGCTGGTAGCATCGGTAAAATATTCGATGGCTTTTTACCCGGATTAGGTGGCTTGTTCGATGGGCTACTCGGTGGCTTTGGCGGTGTTTTCAGTGGCTTACTAAGTTCTCTTGGCGGCTTATTTGGCGGCGGTGGAGGTGGTGGTGATCTACTAGGTTCTCTTGGCGGCTTATTTGGCGGCGGTGAAGGTGGCGGCGGTATATTCTCTGCTATTGGTGGATTCTTCAATGATGGCGGCTTAGTACCTGGTGGCGGACCTACTCCTGTAATTGCTCATGGTGGGGAAATGATTCTCAACAAAAGGCAGCAATCTAATCTTTTCGGTGAACTTGACCGTTCAAGAAATGGACAAGCAGGAAATCAACAGCAAATAAGCATTAATGTCACAGGTGATATCTCACGTCAAACTAAGAAAGAAATCTATAGTATGATGCCGACTATCGCTCAAGGTGTTAACCAACAAAATAAAGAACAAAACAGAAAATAAGGAGAAAAGGAATGGCAGTATATTACTTCCAAGAACAGGAAATCGTAACTCCATTCCGTATCTCATCTAATGAACCTGTTTTCTCTGCGGATACTGTAACATTAAAAGTCCGTAGAGTAAAACAAGGCGCACAAAGATGGGAGATGGAATTTAAAGTAGTAATGACTGATGCTACATCTACCTTTGCAGATATGATTACAGGGTTCCATGATGTAGTGAATCTCGAAATGCCACAGCTGAATGTTCGTGGTGAGACCATACTACAAGGTACTAGTAATAGCGCATTGACAGTTTCTACAAATCATGCTGCTGGGGATAGTAGTGTTGCATTAACTGGTATGACTACGGGTGAGACAATTAACAAAGGCCGTTTTGTAAAGTTCGCTAACCACGATAAAATTTATTTAGTTACTAGCACTACCACCTCTGCTGGAGCTGGTTATGGCACGCTAAATATTTATCCGAGCTTAAGAACAGCGGTACCTAACGCTACCTCGTTTCTTTACCGAGACATAACAGACAATATAACATTCACGGCTTATAGAGATATAACTAACGTACAGGGCATCACTTACACTGATGGCATCCTATCCGAGATGGGAACAATAAACCTCATTGAAGCATTATAGATAGTGGTCTCCGGGCCTCTCTCTTTTTAAAGGAGAAACTTATGAAAACAGTAATATACTGTGTACATAAAGAGGCGCGCATATCACAACCCACAAAGGGATATACATTCAAAAGAGAGAATTTAAAATGAAAAATACACCCAGCTCAATAATTTCTGCTTTAGTATCAGGATTATCACAGCCCTACCTCCTACTCGATATGGAGTTTACTGGCGGCACTGTTAGGTTAACCGATCTACCTTTCAGCATAGATGTTGGTGGTAATACTTATATATCCGATGGCGGTTTATCTGAACTTGAACCACCTCGACTTACTTCTATACTTGATAGAGAAGTATATCGTATTAAATTACTAGATTTCAATAATGAATTTAAGGCTTACTTTGATGCAAACGCATTAGGTACCCCTGTTACCGTTCGATTAGGTATTGAGGGAAACTACACAGACCTTGATACAGTCTACAAAGGACGTATCGATGGTGTCTCGATCGAAACCAATCCAGCAGAAGGATCAAAGAATGCCGTTATAGAATGTTCTTCCCCCTTCGCAGCATTGGACAGGACTAACAATCGTATGACAGATAAAAATTATCAACGTAACATCGATGTATTCGATTCCTCAATGGATCTGGTATACGCCGCTGCTAAAGAAACAGAAGTCAAATGGGGTAAAAAATAATGGCATGGAGTCTTGTAATAGCAATTGTTTCTGCGGTATTCACTTACTCGAAACAAGCCAAAATGAAAAAAAGGATGGAGGCAGATGCGCAAGCGCGTAAAGGCTTCCTAGCAACCGTCACTGGTGAAACACGGTCCCTTCCCATATGCTACGGTAGGAACAAAGTAGGAGCAGTACTTACCGCAGCAAAAACATCCTCTTCTTATACGTATGACGGTACACTACCAGCAGGGACTAAGCAGTGGTCTGTTAGAGACATGGGTGCCAGTATAACTCACAGCAAATCAAAATCAAGGCGTAACCAGTTCTTAACATGCCAATATGCTGTATGTCAGGGAGGTATAGAAAGCTTTACACATATAGAAGTAGATGATCAAGACTTCCATAATGAATCCCTGCATTTCGGGCAGATGCTACGTACCTTCCCAGACGGAGGGATAGCTGACCCCTTGGCCACTGCCAATGGTATGAATGCTAATAACAAGTTTACAGAGATTGCCTATTGTACTGGTATATTCCACTTAGACAATAATGAACCTCAGTACTCTGGTATACCAGCTATGAGCTTCTTCATAAAAGGAAAGAAGATTCCTAATATCGGGAGGATTGGTAGTCCTGGTGCTTATTTCTATTCTTATAATCGTGCAGGTACTTTAACATATTCTAACAACGCTGCGCTGGTACTACTAGATTACTTGACTGCCCACTACGGCATGGGGCTAGCATTAGAAGATGTTAACCTAGAGTCCTTCTATAATGCCGCTGTCCTTTGTGCTTCGACTGTCAACCCTGAGTTAGGGCTGGGCGGATTCGCACGACAAGGTAAGATTGATGGCGGTAATTACTTCGATAGCGCAACGTCACCTTCGTGGCATGCATCGGGTGTGAATTTGTCCACTCAGCAGAATGTTGACTACTTAGAGCTTGAATCTAGTAATGATGTTGAGGTAAGTATAGAGGACTTTGGAACAGACTTCATTAATGGCACAGGTGTGTTTGCCGCTTCAGATGCAGGCGGTTTGTCGTTCCATAGAGGTGGAGACAATATATACAGCATAACCGAAACCGTTGGCGCTTACTATGAGGCGTCTACTAATACTTTCAATATACCAATATCAAGTATCGTCCCAGGTCCTAATGCGGATGTTATTGATATCAATACTGAGTTCCTTGTACAGGAATCCTCACTGGTATGGGTAGAGACGATAACACCAGCAGATACACTACCGTTATACGAGTGTAATGTAACTCTAGATCCATCAAAACCTGTAAGGGATAACGTAGATGAGATTCTACTGGGTATGGGTAATGCGGATCTGGTATGGTCGGAAGGCAAGTATAAGCTACAGCTACAGTACCCTGCAACCCAAGCTGAACTAAAAGCTAGCGCAGAGGGTACCCTTATAATCACAGATGACATATTACGTACATCAGAGATTAAAATTAGCTATCCTAAAGCCACAGAACGTTTGAACCAGTGTACAGTCAATTATAGAAATGAGCAAGAAGATTTTAGTTCAGCAAGTGCTACTTGGCCTCCAACAGGCTCTGCTCTACATGACCAACTCTTAGCTGAGGATAATGGGGTTGTACTGAATGCTGCGCTAACTATAGACGCTATCGTAGACCCTTACCACGCTACTTCAAGAGCAGAGCAATTTGTTCGTGAGTCCAGGCGCTCTGTCATATATGAATTTGAGACATTCGCTGAGGCCTACAATCTGGAACCGGGTGACTACATAAAGTTCAACTCAGTTCTAAATGATCTAACAAGTGATGACGATACCGCATTGGTAACAGGAGTTACCCTTACTGAGAACATGACCGTAAGGATTGAGGCTTTCCGTGTTAACGCTACTGATTTGTCATGGAACATAGCAGATACGGTAGCCAGTACATATCCACCTATCGTTAGTTACAAGACCTTCCCACCATTCATATCTAACACCGCTATTCCAGTAATAGACTTAGACACTGATACAGTGACTGGTTACTATGTAGATGAAGATAAACAACGGGTATTTATTCGTTGGGATGGAGATGTGTTCGGCAGCCAAGTAGACAAGTATATTGTTGAAGCTCGTGAGAATGCTGCCACAGATGACAACCAATGGGTAACTATTAGTGAAACCTCAAATGAGATAACTTACCACATACCCGGAAACCCGCAGCTTGATATATACTACCGTATTAGGTCAGTTAGCCTAACAGGAAAGAGGTCTACCAACTCAGTTGTAATTGGACCTGTAAACGTTTCTAATATCAGCCTCAAAGGTGCTGAGGGAGTCAAAGGAGACTTAGGGCCTGAGGGCGTTAAAGGTATCCAAGGTACCCAAGGTATCCCAGGTGACCAAGGCGTTAAAGGTGAGATAGGAGATAAAGGCATACAAGGTCTCCAAGGTGAACAAGGTGATAAAGGTCTCAAAGGTATCGTAGGTTTCCAAGGTCTCCAAGGTGAACAAGGTCTCCAAGGTGACAAAGGCCTCAAAGGTATCTTAGGTTTCCAAGGTCTACAAGGTGCCCAAGGCCTCCAAGGTGACAAAGGTATCAAGGGTATCATAGGTTTCCAAGGTCTCCAAGGTGCCCAAGGTCTTCAAGGTCTACAAGGTGACAAGGGTATCAAAGGTGTTTTAGGTCTTCAAGGTCTTCAGGGTCTTCAAGGTGACAAGGGTCTCAAAGGTATCTTAGGTGCCCAAGGTCTCCAAGGTCTCCAAGGTCTACAAGGTCTACAAGGTGACAAGGGTATCAAAGGTGTTTTAGGTCTTCAAGGTCTCCAGGGTCTTCAAGGTGACAAGGGTCTCAAAGGTATCTTAGGTGCCCAAGGTCTCCAAGGTCTCCAAGGTCTACAAGGTCTCCAGGGTGACAAAGGTATCAAAGGTGTTTTAGGTCCACAAGGTCTCCAGGGTCTCCAAGGTGACAAGGGTCTCAAAGGTATCTTAGGTTCACAAGGTCTCCAAGGTGCCCAAGGTCTCCAAGGTCAGAAAGGTGACATTGGTATCAAAGGTGTACAAGGTCCTCAAGGTCCACAAGGTGGTCAAGGTTTACAGGGCGCTGTAGGTAATACCGGAGAAACTAACTTCTCCTATTACACTAACGCTCCGATAGACTATTTAGAGCCAGAGGCAACTACCTTTGTCACTTCAAATATTGCCACGGGTAGCATGGTTGGTACCACGTTTACCAAAACATCGGTTAGCCCAGATTGGAATGCAGGTGCTTATTCGCCACAGGCTTATACTACTTGTACTTCTACAGCTACTTTTCCAGACACTACCGCTGGCACACCAACTAAACAAGTTATATTTGGTATGTCTAATGATCCAGGTACTGATCCTGACTTCGACAAAATCGACTATGCTATTTATGGGGCTAGTAACTCCTTATGGATTTTTGAAGAAGGAGTCAATATAAGTGGTACTCCAGTTACTACTTATCTACCTGGAGATATTCTTGCTGTAGTAAATGATGGAACCGTAGTAACCTACTTAAAAAATGGGATTGTAATATACACTTCCTCAGCTGCACCAAGTGGTACTTACCGTTTCGATTGTTCCGTTTATACGCAAAATCTAGCCATCACTGATATATCTTTTGAAGAAATAATTTCAGACTTAGACATAGCGGGTACTGCTCCGTTGTCTTCGAATCAGTGGGCAACTGCTGGAGGTACTTACTTCTGGTGGCCAAATCCTACTCAGGTACCTGGTGGTGTTACTAGTATAAGATGGCAGAGATATGCTGTTACTGATGCGGCTGTTAACATTACGGTTGCTGATTTCACAGGCCCGTTCACAGTAGAGGGTGCTCAAGGTCCAACTGGTGCTAAAGGGGAACAAGGTGTTATTGGCGTCAAGGGTGTACAAGGTGTACAAGGTGCCCAAGGTCTCCAAGGTCTCCAAGGTGACAAAGGTATCTTAGGTCCACAAGGTCTTCAAGGTCTCCAGGGTCTTCAAGGTCAGAAAGGTCTCAAAGGTATTACAGGTCTCCAAGGTCTTCAAGGTCTCCAAGGTCTCCAAGGTCA